CCCTGTATCCTAGATAAAGATAAAGATAAAGAAGAAGAAGAAGATAAAGATAAGAGAGCTTCCTTCCGGAAGCCGACCATTCAAGATATTTTTTCTTTCTGCAAAGAGAAGGGTATAAGGAACTTCGATCCCGATAAGTTCTGGAACTATTACGAAAGCAAGGGTTGGCTAATAGGCAAGACTCCTATGAAGTCGTGGCAATCGGCAATAGCAACATGGATGAAAAATAGCTTTGGCAATGACGGTTTCATTAAAGAGAAGAAAGAAGCGGAAAAGCTAATAACCCACAACGTAATCTGCACCGTAGACAAATGCAAGTGGGAAGGAAAGGTAAGTCTAAAAGTAGGCGACACTATTGAAAAGACTAAATGCCCTATATGTGGGTTGTTTAGCTTGAAGGAGAGTAAATGAGCCGATGCAAGTATTGTTCAACAGGAATAGCACCGTGGAATAAAGACCTAGGATATGTGCCTTTAGACGAGCATATTAAAAGAGATAACGGTCAATGGGAGAAGACGGGGTACACATTTTCACTACTCTGCACTTGTGAGGAAGGTAGCAGACAGGCAATTAGCAGACCCGAAATGAGGAGATGGAACGGAAGGTCAGAGCAGATCGTAAGCGGCCACAAGATGTTCACTCTAAACGACACTTTAAAGGATAGGTTGAAATGAGCAAACTAGACAGATTCAAGGTCAAGTACACAAACAGGGTGTGTCCTGTATGCGGTTTATCAATGGGGGTTCCTGATTGGTACAAATACCCGCCGAAATGTAAAGGAAGCGACATTAAACCTCATGTGCCAACCACAATGGTGGAAGAAAAAGACTTACCCAAGCCGTAGTGTCGGAATTTGGAAGGCACGATAAGGCACAGGAATGGATTATTATTGAATTTAGGTAGATTGGTGTGTAAGCGGTCAAAATGGAGTTAAAACTAAAATAGGGGGTTGTATGGTAACTAGAAAAGAATTGGAAGATGCGTTAAAGTCTTATGGTAAGTTGGAGTCAGGTATTAAAGATTTAGTACACGCACTTAGAAATATGGGTTTAAATACGGTTGTTTCTTGTGAAGGTCACAATGTAAATAAGTTCCCAAGTTCGCATAGTTCTCTATATCCATTTGTGGGTATTGAATTGCAAAAACCAACCGATTTTCAATCTATACTAAAGTCTGTTTTTGAGTTTAATAAAAATAGGAATTGGAACGCCAAAATAATGTTTAACTTTAAGTCGTTTGTAAGGGTTGATATGGTTTTCGTAAGTACGTTTTTACCAGCATCTCAATTTGTTGCCGATATGTTTGCTAAATTTTTAGAAAGAAAACGTAAAAAAGCTATAAAAATAAAAAAGGGGTCAAAATGAATTATCCAAAGTGCTTTACAAATGAAGGTCAGTATAAGAAGTGGGCGGAGATGCTAAATAGCAATAAGCACGATTACAAGTTAGCCGGAGTTCCTGACTATTGTTACGATTGCACAAAGGAGTACAGGGAAGAAATGCTTGAAGCTGGGCGTTGCAAGTGTTCTGACAAAGATTTTAGGTGGGCTATGACTTCGGGAAAGGTCGACAGGAACTATAAGACACCGAAATGCGTTGTAGACATGATGAAGAAGCACGGTGGCAAAAGCTATAAGATCAGCGACAACGTGGTTAATGCAGGAAAGGTAAGGGAGGTAAGGTGAGAGGCAAAGATTGGATACATAAAAGCTATTCAGTAAGCATAAACATAGATGAACCGTTGCTTCAAACTTTCTGGCATAGATATGGCAAGAACAGACGAACAAGAATCACGGTATTATGGAGTGAGTATATTCAACAGATGCAATATTCAATAAACTACACAAAGGAAATGTTGTGTATAGGATTTTTGAAGGAGGGATATTGAAACCAATAATAGTTGAGGCGTGGGGTGATGATGAGTTCGGAAAGGATATTATAGATAACTTTGACCGGATAGTAAGCATAAGGGAAAAGGCAGAACGATCGCTATTCGTATCTATGTACATACCAAACCAAAAGAGAAACGAGCTTATATGTAAATTCCACAAAGTAGCGGTAAACAAGTACAATTTGTCTACCTATTACGTTGCAAAGATGATGAGTTTATTCTTTCCAATAACACTTGATGGGGTGATAAGAATAATAAAAAGAAACAATTAATCTATTATTTGTCTATTACTTTAAACGTATGATAGAGTATGGGCTATATATATTCCATTAAATTTAACAGCACACTTCCCACGCCTCTGCAGATGCCAAGCAACTGTAAGCGTAATTTGGGGAGTTTTTTAAGCGGGCAGATTTCAACCAATTATAGGTTGGCACTCGCTTTTTTTCATTCGCTATACCTCGGAGTGTTCGCTATGGCAATTCTACCGATGCCGGGTATCATGCGGTGAAAATATATCTTAATGGCACGTTTGTACGTCATGTATAGTGAGCCGAAGTTATACACTACCATATTGAATGGCGAACCTGTTTCGGTGAAAAAATTGCCTATGGGATTTGACGGAGTGCCTTAATTAACGTAGTTTGGTAGCGGAGTTAGACTTATTTCTCTAGTTGATTGGGATTTAGGATTAAGCTTACTACTCTTTAATCAGCAAACTATTAGGAGTAACAATGAAAGACAGTAAGGGTTGGCCATCAGCTATAAAAGACAAGGGTTACGATCCGAAGCGAAAAGAAAAAGGTCAAGATGCAAGGTAAATGTCCTCTCACCAAGAGGCAGAAGGTAAAAATGCGTAAAAGCATTGATAAGTTATGTAGTTTGATGTGTTGCTTTAACCTTGTAAGGAAGGTGTGTGGATAATGAACAAATTAAGTAAGAAAGATATAAAACTAGTTCGTGAAGCCATTAAAAGAATAGTTAAGGAATATGGTGGGATATTAATTAGACTTGGAAGGGAATAATGCGTAAAATAGGAATAGAATCAAATGGAAATTAAAAGAACGGTTATTTTACCCAACCCATCATGGTGTAACGGTTGTAAGTTTTTAGACAACTACCCAAAGAACCAGAGACCCGTAAATGCTCGGTGTGTATTAGGGTATTGGAATCAGCTCGGTAACGTAGTGCCTCAAATGCAGAAGCTAATGGACTGGAAGATCTCAAGACCTTCAAAATGTTGGGAAGAGAACGGGCAGTCTCCTTTTGAGAATAAGGTTAAAAACAAGGTTGAGATGTCAGAGGAATACCACCCGCCCGAAGGGTCTTTAATGGCAACACTCCCACACAAGACATACACCCGTGAAGACTACAAGAAGTCAAAGAAGAAAAAGGTTGTAAAATCAAAGAGAAAGAAGAAAAAATAGGAGTTTGTAAAACAATGGTAAACAAAGGTGGGTGCAGACCAGGACATACCAATAACCCAAATGGCAGACCAAGGGCAGGCAGTGCTTTTTTAGACCAGCTAAAGGAAGCCCTTAAAAAGGTAGAAAAAGAAAAGGGGAAAACCTTAATGCGACACATGGTAGAAAGAGCTTTCCTTGAAGATACTGTAATGGTTGCTCTAGCCAAGAAGCTATTGCCTGACCTTAAAGAGGTTGACAATAAAGGCATGGTAAGGTTTGACCATTTCGCACATCAGATAAATGATTACAAAAAGTAAGGTAGAATTTAACCCTAATACGTTTGACTACTCTAGGTTTATGGGTGACAACTTCGAGATTGTAGATAAGACAGGCGTAAGCGTACCACTTAAAGCCAATTCAGTACAGGCAGAGTTTGAGAAAGATAAAGGTAACGATGCTATAATCTTAAAGGCAAGACAGCAGGGGTTCTCAAGTTGGATAGATGGGATATTTACATCAGACTTTATACTTAGGTCAAACAGTTACGGTGCGATCGTAGCAGATATAGAAGACAACGCAGTAGGTCTATTAGACAGGATTAAGTATTATCTCGGCAGTTACGAAGAGAAGAACAAGACCAAGTTACAGATGAAAGAGACGTATATAAAAGGCAACGTAGTTGATTTGAAGTACGATAGTCGGTTTGAATTGTATCATGAGTTCATGAACAGTCGATTGGTTATAGGAACGGCAAAGAATGTAGAGTTTGGTAGGTCAAAGACTATAACGAACCTTCATTTATCGGAGATAGCGTTTTATCCTAACATAGAGAAGATTCTAGCCGGTGCGGGTCAAGCAGTAGTGCAAGGTGGCAGAAAGTGGCTAGAGACTACGGCTAACGGGTTTAACGAGTTCAAAGAGTTGTGGGACGATTCTTCTAACAAGTTCAACAACTACAAGGCCTTGTTTTACGGTGCTTCTAAGTTCTATTCAAAAGAGTTCTTAGAAATGAAGAAGAGAGAGTTTACAAAGCGTGGCAAGGTAGCGTTGAAATACTATCAAGAGTACCCGGATAACCCAATAGAAGCTTTTATTAGTTCGGGCGACTGTTACTTCGATCAAGACAGTTTAAGGTTTTACTTAGAGAAGTGGATGTCAAAGCCGATGGTAGCGGGATATATATACTAAGGAGAAAAGCATGAAAATCACACAGAATGGCAAGGGAATCAGAATCACGAGAAGTAATGGCGCGGAGTTATGCCTTGAAGCAGATGAAGCGAAAGAGCTTAAAGTAGCGGTTGACAAGTTCTTTGAGGTAGAGAAGAAGAAAGAAGTTGTAATTAAGCCTAAAATAGATGACAAGACTAGTGACAAGTAGTGAGTTTCTACCAGTTCCGCACCATCAAGCGCGGTGAGTTCTTTGTAATAGCAGGCGATACAAGCACGGGAGCTGGGGATTGGAGTACAACACAGTTTCTTAGCAAGAACGGGAAAGACGTGCCTTTAGTGTATCGCACAAAGTCTACTGCTACGGAGATGACGAACGAGATACACCCGATAATAGAGAAGTTATTTGACGTTACGGGTATTAAACCGGTAGTAGCGTATGAGCGAAACAACGGTGGAAGCTTTGAGATGGACAGGCTAGGAACATTGAATAGGTTGGGTAAGTACACGCTCTTTGAGATGAACGAGAATAGGGGTAACATAGAAGATAAAGAGTCGAGAATGTATGGGTGGGATACGAACACGGCCACAAGGCCTAAGATGCTCGGCGACCTTCAAGAAGTCATTAATAAGCGACTTTTAAAGATTTACGATGAAGTTACCATTAATGAAATGTTTAGCTTCATTAAGGTAAGAACAAGCACTCTGTACAAGGCACAAGCGGACAAAGGCGCACACGATGACCATGTAATGAGCTTGGCGATAGCGTGGCAGTTGTACTTATACACACCGACATTGAATCAGGTACAGGCGTACAGGACAGGCGGAAGGGGTCAGTTCCCCGGTGTAGATCGGACAAAGAGAGAATCAAAGACAGTTGGAAGGTTTGGACACGTATATAAATAAAGGGAGGTTTCATGGCGAATCAGGTGGACAGCAAAGTAGCTGAACCAAAAGAAGTTGAAGAAACTAATAAGTATGCAACGATCGTGATTAAGATGAAAGAGAACTTTGCAGTAGAGGTTGGAGTACAGAACATGGTATCGGTGACACAGAGCGAGATAATGCTTAAAGACGCGGAAAAGCTTATAGGTAAGATGTTCTATGAGAAGGCGATGGAGAAGGAAGTAACAAGACAAGCGTTGGCAGGTGGCAATGGTTTTATACCCGGCCTTAACAAATTTCTAGGTAAAAAGCATTAAGGAGCCGATATGAAACCGATAGTCAAAGGTAATAAGATATATAACTGGGTACAGATTGAAAGTATTGAGCCGGACATACAAGGAAAACAGTTGATAATCAAGATGAATAGCGGAACACTTAAAAAGATGGGGTTTGCAGATAATAAGGAGATGCAGTCTTACATAGACAATCTAATAAAGGAGTTGAGTCAATGAGCCAGATAAAACCCGTAAACGGGTATATCTTAGTAAAGACTTTGGCGTTTAAGGAAGAGAGCAAAAGTGGTATCATACTAAAGAATACGGTCAAGAAGGGTGATTTATACAGAGGCGAGATAATTGGTAGAAGCGATGGTTCGGACGAAGCGATATACAGCGTAAGAATAGGCGAAGTGGTCTACTTTGACGTATACAATGGCAAGAAATGCCCTAGCAACGATACCGAGAGCGATTTTATCCTACTTAAAGAAGAGGATATATGCGGGGTTGAAGAAAAGCTGCAATGAAGATACGCAAGTCCGAGATAGAATTAAGCAAGGTAGTTGACTATACCGTAACTAAAAATGCAATACATATATACATGAAAGACTATACTAAGGTCTATATGAAGTACGAAATATCTAACGAATTTGACAGTATAGTTAAAGCATTAAAAGGACGAAATGGAAGCGATTGAACTGTTTAACAAACTCAAGAACAAGTGGATACTCGAAGAGATAGTAAAGTTTGAGGAAGTGGGTAATCCGGGTATGATAGAGATACACTACGGTTTAGGTGGCAATGCGACTACTATCAAGCCGAAACCCGAAATAAGGCGTAAGAAAGACTAACAACTTAATAGACGAGCAATCTTAACAAAAGAAGCTCATAGCAGAGGAAGCGGGAACGTGAAAGAACACCGCAATATACCTCTATTATGGGCTTTTTATTTGAGGTAAAAATGGCAAACAAGAATTTTAATGACACAACGCTTAAACAACCAGAAACTAAAGACGATGAAGACAAGGTACTTAAGCTTGATTTAGGCACTGGTATTGTTGAAAGCAACGCAGTAGAGAACATTTACGATCAAGATTATCTTAATGTCATTGATTTAAGCAAGAAAATGGCTTCTGATGGCAAGAGAACCAAAGAGGAAGAGCTTTTAGACTTGGTTTATGATGATATAACGAAGTCAATTAGCGCGAGTGCTGGTATGCGTAACAAACTAAGAAAGTATGAGATGATAGCTAACTGTGAACCTGACCCCAAAAACAATAATATGTACTGGTCGGGGTCAAGTAACGTAAGAAGTCCGTTAGGCGCGAAGATACTAGAAGGAAAGTTTTGTAGATGGATTACATCGATGTTCGGAGTAAATCCTATATGTTTAATAGATATACTCGATTATGACGGCAAGAAGAAAGACAAAGATGGGAACATTGTTAATAGCAGAGAAGAGAAGAGTAATAGAGCTACCGCAGTTGAAGCATACTTCCATTATATATTCACAAGGATAATCAAAGGCGTTGATACATATAGGGACATACTGACCAATACAGGCACACATAACACGGGTCTTGCCCTTCTATGGTTTGACTGTGAGTATAAGAAGAAACAGCTACATAATGTATCGTATAAGCAGACAATAGAGTTTAAGTCAGATTTCAAAGATGCGAAAGAAGCGGGAATACCCGAAGAAGAGTATAACTCATTAATAGCTAAGTTAGATGCAGGAGAAGAAGTCGTTATACCTAAGATTACCAAACTTGAGAAGGCGAAGGAAATACCTAAACTTGAGAGTATTAATAGAGACGACTTTATTATTCTACCTGACAATGCTAAGAACCTTGAGATTGCTAGAGGACACGGATACAAGTTTGAACTGTCGTGGGATGGCCTAAAGAAAGGTGAAGCTGAAAAGAGATACAAGAATGTTGATAAGTTAAAGAACAATTTTAAGCCAAGTGATACAGGCGAAGTAAACCAGCAAAAGAACTTAAATGAAGGTAAAGACGGGGAGGATACGGAAGAGTACAGAAAGCGTATGCACAACGTATATAAGCTCATTTATAAGTATCAAGTAGACGATGAAGGTATAGCCGACACACTTATATTGACTTTTAGCTATGATTGTAAGCAGTTTATCAGAACAGAGGTATGGGATGAGAACCTTTATATTATACCACATAGAATAAGGAAGAAACCCGGTAGATTTGACGGTATAGGAACAATTAAGATGGTTGAGCCTATGAACGATCAAACGGACACTATTTATAACCTTAGAAACAATGCGGCCAAGATAGTATGTAGTCCAAGTTTCAAGGCCAAGAATAACACGTCATTCGACCCCTACGAACAGGAGTGGATGCCAGGTGCGATATTCTGGCTTGACAATATGGGCGATGTCGACCAATTCCAAGTAACTAACAATTTCCCAGAACTGTTTCAAGAAGAGGTATTACAAGATAGATACGCACAAGAGAAGACTGGTATCACCTCGGCTAGTGGTGGCCGTGAGTCTCCTAACGATCCTAACGCACCCGGTAACAAGACTATCGCACTTATCCAAGAAGGGAACATTATAACCAATGAGGATATAGCGTGTCTTAGAACGAGTGTGGAAGAGGTATTTTACTACATATTACAGATGTGTGCTAAGTATCTTCCGGACAACGATAAGTACCTTAAAAAGTTCGGATTGACTAAGGAAGACCTTAAAATCAGTCTTGAAGAGGTGTCTTTACATGGTATAGATATAACATTCAACAAAGAAGTAAGAAAGCAACAGGAAATGCTATTTTATAACATATACGGACAGGATCCTATCATAAGAGAGAACTTAAACTCTGCTACTGATATGTTAAAGAGTGGGTTTAGGGCATGGGGTAGAGATAAGCTTGAACTACTACCTACAACTGAAGAAGTAAAGGAAATACAGATACAAATACAAATGGAAGCTATGCGACGACTTGAAAGGGAAAACATAGCTAAGATGGAAGAGCAGAACGTGGCGGAATCGCAGAGACAAGTAGATAAAGGTGTGAAACCACCGCCACCACCTCCACCACCAGCGGAGTTAATAGAAGAATGAACTATCTAGTAGCAAAGTACAATAATTTAATAAATAAAAAGAATATGGTTAATGCTAACGCAGACGATTGGTTCAATCCACCAAATAGCACACCGCGACAACCAGCGCGTATGCCTACGCCTGACTTTCCGAGTGGAATAAAGAAAAATCAACCTCCACGCGAAAAAAATGCAGACGATTGGTTCAATCCACCACAACCACTACCACCAACACAGCAAAAACCTAATTATGAGGAAGAACTTATACGTCAACTAAAAGAGAAGGGACAGGACGTTACACAAGAAGAGTACGACAAACTACTAAAAGAATATATAAGTGCAAAAGAAAGTGGTTATGAACCACCACAATCTACGAATCCAATTGACGAGAGACAATGGCACTCAAATCCACACCCCATCAACCCTGTTCATCAACCAGTTAAGTTACCAGTTACACAAGAAAAATCAATAGCACTATCGGGCAATAGTAGATTATTAGAAAATAGAGCTAGTATGCCTAATTATGGCGCAAATCGAGGATATCAAATACCGTTTAACCCATTTTCAGCACAATACTCACAACAGAAACCACAGTCAATGACGGTGAATAGTACACGTAATTTACTAGGAAAGAAATATAATAATAAAAATCTAGGAAGTAAGTTTGCCAATAAAAAGAATTATAATTTTTAATCGAAACAATCGGAAGGAGAATAAATGGATAACAAAGATAAAATTGGAAGTTTGCAGTCTAAAATAGATAAGTCAGCAAGGTTTGATCGGTTGAAAGAAAACCCGGACTTCAAACTGTTTTTAGATGAGGTTAAGAGTAAAAGAGACGTTTATTACGCGGAGTTGAACGATTTCGGAAAAGGAAAAGAGTTAAGCATGGAGCAGAACTATATAAGATTGATTGAAGCACAGCTAAGAATGGAGAGCTTTAACATGGTTTTAATATTGTGTGACAGCTTTAAGAACATAGCCAAACACGCAAAATCACAGATAGACAAGATAAAAGCACAAGAAGTTGAGTAAAACTCACTTTATTAAGCCGAACCTGCGGCGTAAATCAGGGTAGAATAAAGGAGAGTACGATGGTAGAAGCAAAGGAAGTTAAAGAAGTCAAAGAACCTGAAGTCAAGGAAGTTAAGACTAAGGAAGATGTGATCGAAAACGGGTCAAATCTTATCAAAGAAACACTTGGTAAGATTAAAGAATCCGAAGAAGAGGTCGTTAAAGAAGATGACACAAAAGGAAAACCGACCGAAGCCAAGAAGGAAGAAGTAGAAGAGGGTGACGATAAGGTAAAAGAGGTTACTAAAAAGGAAACTGAACCTATCCCGTATCACAGATTTGCTGAAGTAAACGAGGAAAAGAAGGCGTTAAAACAGCAAATGAACGCTATGCAAGGTCAAATGCGTATGATGCAAGAGCTTATTATTCAGAAAGGCGATAAAGTCTCAAAGAGTGATAGGCAAGACACAAACGAAAAATACGCTAAAGAAATTGCAGAAGAACAGGATATGGACATTGAATCTGCTCGTAAGCTTACAAAAAAGATGTCTGCTATGGTTAGAGAAGGTGCTACCGAGCTTGTATCTAAAGAGTTAAGTGCATTGAAGAACCAAACGTCGGGATTGCTTGTAAATCAGGCAATAACCGAAGCTCTTGAAAAGTATCCGCGCGGTAAAACGTACAAGAAAGACGTGTACGACGTTGTTATGGGACTTAAAATAGACCTTAGAACGAACCCTGACGTGATTATAGATGCGGCGAAATTAGTGGTAGCTGACAAAGTAGACGAGATAGAGAAACAAGCAGAGGAAAGAGCCTTAAAAAAACACTCTGAACAGAAGAAAATCGTTATTTCTGGTGTTGAATCTCCCGGTGGTTCCCCCGCAAAGAGCGTTGAGGAATTAACCGATGCACAGAAGGCTATGGCGAGAAAATATGGCGTATCGGAAGAAAAGTACGCCGCCAATATGAGGAAGGTATCTTGAAAGATTTAAGCAGAAGTCCCACGTCAAGAGGAGTTGGTGTAAAACTCGAAATAACTGGAGTTGAATCGGTTGAATCTACACGACAATCGGATAAGGTGTTTGTACGGTGTAAACGGTGCGGAACTCCCGTAAACCAAGCCAAACATTCGAGGTGTCCGTATTGTGAAATAGAGAACTATTGGAAGGTAAACAACTAATGCTGATAAAAGCACATAACAGCAATTACGATAAACGTAGTGGAAGGGGTTTTAAGTGTAGTCAATGTGGAGCAATAAAAGATGATATACAGTTCATTGAAAAGGTTTATGGTGGTATGTTCTCAAGGTGGCGATGTGCAAAATGCGGAAACACGTGGAGATATGACGAAACACCACCTATGAGTGCGGAAGAATTGAAGCACGATAAGAGAGCGAGAGAAATATCAGACCCCATGAAATCTTTTACAAGAGGACTGAAGAAAATATAGGAGGAAACAATGAGATTTCATTATGATTTAACACAAGCAGAGGAAATATATAGGGATGTACCAGTATATGATGCTGCTTCTATGGAAAATGGTGAGCTGGTAATGTTGGGAACGACTGCTGATGACAGCAATGCTGATCAGGGTGTATCTTTTATAACGGCTTACACCGGTGGCGCTGCCGAAGCGGTTGATGCGTTAGGTACAATATGTGAAGATTTTTCAACAGCAGCCGATATAGACAATACGCCCGTACAGGACTGTAAATATTTAAAATGTATTGTGAATCCATTTGCTGTTTATTTAGCAGAATATTCGCAAGGCACGTCAGATGACGTTGCGGTAACAACCGGAAGTACCGGAACCACGCTTACTATTGGTTCTTTAGAAGATAACTGGGATGCTGGTTGGGTATATTTAATAGCATCTTCGGGTTCTTTACGTCAGAATGTTGCTTGCGCTTCTGGATCTCTAACTATGGATAGTGCCCTAACGGTCACTACTTCAAGTCGGATAATCAAGATACGTCCAGTAAACTCAAGGTTAACGAACTTGAACACGGCGGCGACAATGCTAACAAGTGCAGCGGCAGTACCCGATGGAATATCTTTGCACGTTGTTAAAAACTGGATGACACACGACGGTCAGATACTTTTACCTTTAAGGTATGCGAATAGAGGTACGGACGGGCTAACGAATGTGAAGTTATATTCAGATTTAGCTATGCTTGACCATGTTTACAACAATGCGTAAGTTAGTATTTCAAAATTAAAAGATTAATAGGAGGATATAATGCATACTAGTGAGAAATGGCCAGATTTATTGGAGCCAAATGTAAAAGTGTTGTCCGATGAGGCAACGAGGTTTGACAGCAAGTCGTCTATGCTTTCAAAAATATTTGACATGAAAAAATCAGGTAAATCGTACGAGAAGTTTAGTTCTGCTTCAACGGTTGACGATTTTGAGTCATTTACAGGAACAGTTGGATATTCAGACACCTTTCAAGGATTCGATACACGTATTGAGTTCCCTGAATTTGTCAAAGGTATAAAGATAGAGCGTAAACTAAAAGACGATGACGAAACTAACATCATAGCAAGTCGTTCGGCTTCTATTGGTCATTCGTATGTTCGGTCGCGCGAAAAGGTTGGTGCGCAGGTATGGAATGAAGCGTTTACTACTGATTCAAACGATAATGTAACACATTCAGAAGGTGGCGAACTATGCGCCTCTGACCATGCGTACACTAACGGTTCAACCGCAACACAGTCAAACGAAGGCACAACTGCTTTTAGTGCGACTTCTGTTGAAGCTACACGCCAGTTAATGTGTGCTTTTAGAGGAGATAACCAAGAGATTATATCAATCAATCCCGATACACTCCTTGTCCCTATTGGGCTTGAAGAAACTGGGTTTGAGATAATCAATTCTAAAGGAAAAATCAATACCGACGCTAATAACGTCAACTTCCATGAAGGTAAGTACAAACTTATGGTATGGAAGAACTTTCTAACCGATGCTAATAACTGGTTTATGATAGATTATAACCTCATGAAACAGTTTTTAAAATGGTATGATCGTATTCCTTTGGAAGTCAACCAAGACAGCGATTCCGATACACTTGTTGCTAAGTATATTGGTTATTGTCGTTTCTGGCGTTGGTGGATCAACTGGAGATTTTGTTTTGGTCATTTAGTAGGCTAATTTAAAAGGGGAGGGGTAGGGTATCCTATCTCTCCCTATTTAACCTTAACAGGAGGAAAAATGGGAAGGCAGATGAGTATTCAGGAACAAGTAAGAAAGCATAAAGGTTATTTGACAACGAATGAGGAACAGGAAAGGCGACAGCGAATATCTAACAACGAGGGATGGCTTAAAACTCACAAAAGTTCAGAGTATAGGCGTGTTCGGAATATGGACGAGTCTTATGTAATTAAGCAGTTATCTACCGACAAAAAGACCTTAAACGAACGAGCTGCGCCAAGAGACTTAAAGGGTACTGAACGAACGAAATTGTATACGAGAGTAAAGTACCTTGAGGGTAAAATTCGTGATGGTATGCCTACTAGAGACGAGATGATGGGGAAACGACACAGTAACCCCGGAAACCCTAATAGTAAGTACCAAGAAGCAAGACCCGGCGATGTCAAAAAACACATGAAATGGCTTTCTGCAACTCAAAAGTATCAAGACGAATGGAAGAAGATAATGAGAATACTTGAGCCTGACGATCCTGAAGCTGCTAATGTTGAAAGGTTAAGGAAATAAAATGAGGAGGAAAAAATGAAAAATATATTAATAAGCATAGCGTTAGTAGCTTTTGTACTTGTTCCAAGCTATGCTGTTGGCGGTCACAATGGAACGTACGCCATAGAAGTAACTGGAACTCCAGACACGATAACGCCCGACGTAACAGTTGGTGCGGGGTGTGCTTATGTTGAAAACACACTTGAGGTAGATGGTGCGACTAGATTTGACGGTGCGGTGACGTTTAATGGTGCGATTGTGTCTTCTGATAGTTTCGTAAACATAGTGTACCCACTAACTGACCTAGCTGCTTCTGATGGAAACATCTACGTATCGTCAACTGGTGCGAGTGTTGGAAGTTTCGGTGTTGATAGATCGATGAATATAAGTTTACTACAAGCGGGTGGTACTACGTGGACACTAGCAAAGGCAGACTATACCGATGCTATTCATGCACGGAATATATCCGCCGTTATGAGGTCAACGTCTACTGCGTCAGATGCAATTTTGGAATCTAGTGCTACACTAACCATTTTAGGGTATACGGCACGTGGAGAACTAGAATCTGATACAATCTCGATGATAGACCATACGGTAAGGTACAGCAATAAGGCGTTTCTGTCTGTTGTTAGCTTTACTGTAAGCGATGCAACGGCCACGTGGAGTTCCGTAGGTTATGCGGCACGTAAAGTTGGATTTGAGATAGGTACAAGCAATAAGATAGGACTACCTATTGATATCGACACTACTGCCGATATTTTCAAGGTTATTGTAGCCGGAGCTACTGAATCGTCTTCTGATTATACGGCAAATCACGTATATAATACGATAGACTTTTCAAGTGACGGCGATGCTTCAAGGGACTACGAGGTATACATAAAAGTAAAGCAAAGATAAACGAAACGGTGAGGAGTATCTATAAAAGGGTACTCTTCACCAATTTGTTGACAAGGGAGGTGTTTTAAGTGAACAGAAATATTATACATTCAGAATCATTACAAGATACCGACGGTACGAAATGGGAATCAAAGGCAATGACAACCTCTGCCGCAACGTATTATAGTGACAAAATACCGGTTAAGTTTAGTACAGGAAATTCTTCGTTACTTGTTAAGACTAGCGCAGGTTCTTTAGCTATTACAGTTGAGTTATCGTTAAACGGTGATGATTGGTACACGCCATACGATACAGACGGAAACGACCTCGGTGCTTTAGTTTCGGCATTAACAGCAGATAGATGGATTGTTTATAACCCACAAATAACATTATACAAACGGTTCAAATTCGTTTTGACAGATGCAAATTCAACCGTATCAGCTAGATATATTCAACAAGAATAAAGGAGAGTGAAATGAAGCGGTATTTTTTATTTACAATGTTTATTTTTTTTGCGGTATCAGCACACGCAGGTATGTTTGGTGTTAAACTTCAAAAGATAAACAAAGGGCCAGATAGGAGAGACTTTAACCTAACAATAACGTCAGGCACAGCAATCGGTGGTGTTGATCAAGGTTCTACAATTCTAAGTACAACCGAAGCATCTATTTGTAATGACGTAGACTTCATAGTAAGAACAAGCACGCTCTATACCTCATATTTTTCTAGTTTTTCAACTACTGGCTCGGACTGTCGTATGTGGGTTCCCGGTGAGGCATATAGCTTTGGAGGTAGAAACAATAAACCAGTCTATGGTAAGACCGCAGATGAAACTTCTAACTCGGCAAGAATAGATGGTGCTATATTTAAAGACTAAGAGGTTAAATGAAAAAACTATTTTTAGCCATATTATTACTTGGTATATCCATTCCTTGTTTTGGTGGAGAATTGACTCAATACATTGATACTGATGTTGTTGGTGGAACTGGTGATGGTTCTTCTTGGGTTAATGCCTACTCTGCAACTGGTTTGTGGGAAGCACAGAACTTAAACCTAACCGACAATGGTGGAGATTCTCTAACTGTAAATTGTAGAGGAATATTAGCAGATACAACTGGATTTAATCTTGATGGGTGGACTTGCAATGCAACAAACTATCCTACTCTTGTTGGCGATTGGACACCACCTGCTTCTGGTGATATGTATGATACAACTAAATTTAGACTTGAATTGGTTGGCGCACACAAACTAAAAGCATACAGGACAGTTAAGCTTGAGAACATACAAATTAAGTTTACTGCTAGTGGTAATGGTCAGAATGTGTGTACTCTTTGGAATTTTAATGCAGGTAAAATAGTTTTAGAAAACTGTATTTTAAAAGCCGTCCTTGGTGCGTACACTGAAATGAAGAGTCTTATGGCAAATAATAGTGGGACAGGAACCCCAACTTATTTTATAAACTGTT